GCAAATAAACCAATCACACAGAGTCATTCTCAAACAGGGACGTCAAAGCTTCGATACTACTAGGATGCAAGTCTCTTATGCATTAGCTAGAGCGGAACTTCTTATCGGTATGTAAGCACGCCATCTCGAGAGACGACGAGGCGCGTTAGAAGGGGTCACCCCCAAAAACCGGCAGACGCTGTATAGTGAAAGATTTTTAA